TAACCAGGCAACACCAGGAGAAGAAGAAGAAGAAGAAGAATAAAAAACGCTCATGCGTTTAAACTCTTCGCGTTATACCCCCACGCTTGCCAATAATAGCAAACATTTCTTATTTATAATCATTACAAACTACACATATAACTTACACGTTATCAGCACGTTACACGCTTATAATCTTTGTACATAGTATAATAATTAAAATAATGTTTGTGTATGTCAATATATGAACTATCTTTGAACAAAATACAAACATTAATTAAACTTTATTATTATGAGCAATTTAAAACTAAACATTAGAAAGGAAGTATTAATAACTTTAAAAGGTATTAAAATTGACACGCAAGAAATTAAAAACTCTATTTCTTTTGGATGTCAAAGTGAAGAAAACGAATTAAAAGATTTTAACGCTGAAAACTTACAAGCTAATGATGTTTATTTATTAGTTGAGACTTTAGAAGAAGAAGTAAAAAGTTTAAAAATGCTTTTAAACTTATTAAAATAATATAAACCAGGGCGCAGAAATGCGCCCATAATTTAAAACCATGAAAAAATCATTTAAAATATTCAGTAAAATATTAGCGGTATCATTTACATTATTAATTTTAATTTCTTTGTTGTCTTGTGGATCTACGCGATGCACAACAAAAGCGGGAAATTACAACACAGTAAACAGATAAAATTTTAACCTATAAAAATAAAAATATGTTACGCACAAATTCAAAAAAATATCTTGCAAACATTCAAAATTATTTGATTGATGCAATTAACACAGAAGACCACACAACAGAAGCGACAACACACGCGGAAAAAATCGCTTTTGTTATGTCTTGTTATAATTCAGAATTTAATCACAAATATAACCAGGCACGACACCCAAACGAGCAAACGCGCTTCTCTCATTGGCTTGCAGGTTTGCCAAGTGTTTTAAATATTCCTTTTTATAACGATGATATTGTAAAACTTGCAAAGCAACTCCAGGAAGTAGACACCTATCCAAACGAGAAGAACTCAACTAAAAATATCATTGATAACTATTTTAATTTTATGGCTTACCACATTTTAAAACTAAATTCTAAACTTAATAAATAGATATAAACCAGGGAGCGGAAACGCTCCCACAAATTTAATTTTATGACCAAATTTGAAACACTTACAGAAGACCAAAGAAGCGCAATTTTAAAGGCTAAAAATTTAGTAACTATTGAAAATTTAACGTCTTTAGACTATGGCGAAGATTTAGAAATTACTGATAAAGTCACTTTATCGCATTATTGCGAAGATGATATTATAGTTTTAAACCTATCCGAAGAATGGGACGAAGTATTTCAAATACTTTATAGCACAGAAACCGAAGAAATAATTTTCGAATCAATATAATTATAAACCAGGGAGCGGAAACGCTCCCAAAATACCGCAAAAAAAATGGAAATCACAATAACACGCACAAAGCAAAAGAAAAACCCAAGCACAAAAACAACCTATTTGCCTGGGGACACAACAACCGAACAAATTACAGAGCGAGAATATAGGCTTTTAACTAATGAAGACACTATAAAAGCCTTCAGAAGATGCGGAGGTAAAGAACACGCGGAACGCTCTTACACTTGTAGAGGCTACAACATTGTAAAACTTACAAGCACATCACCAAGCGGAGAAACAAAAATAACAAGAGAATTTAAATTTCAATAGATATGAAAAAAACAATAAAAATAATACTATTCGTAATTATAGCAATGCCAATACTCCAGTCTTGTGGTAGCTCACGCGGTTGCAAGAAAATGAGAAAGTACAGAAAACACTCGTACACAAAAATTATAATAGAAACTAATCAAGCAGAAATATACCAGGTATGAAAACACAATTAACGGAATTAAAAAAGTTTATACATCAATACGAAAACGCGCAAACCGATTATAAATTTCAAGAAGCGGAAAAATATTTGTGCAAAATTCATGACCAATACGGAACAATAGACATACCAACAATTAGAAATTTAATAAAATAGATATGATAGCATACACTATAAAAGAAATAAAAAACGCAGATCTAAAAACAATCAATAAAATTATAATGGATACAAGTTGGTGCAAACCTTTTTTAATGCGCGAATGTTTTGATAGGGCGCTTGTGTTAGGATACAAGGGAAAATTTCCAATAACTAAATCGGATATAGATTAAAGAAAGTTTAAAAAACTTGCACAGAATGTTTATAATAACTATATTGCAGAATATAAATTTAATTAAATATAAAAGTTATGAGTAAAAACAAGACCACAACTGTAATGAATGTAATAAGCGAAGAAATTTATACTTATTACAATTCAGCAGATTTAAGACATAATTTAGTTTCAGCGATTATAACTTCAAGCGAAGACAAAAGAAAGTTATTAGATTGGGATTATAGAAGTAAAATAATATTAACGGCAGAAATAGAAATGATACCAGGAAGTAAAGGAGACCAAAAAGCATACTCTCCAATTTTTGATATGATTGCATATAACTAAAACCAGGGAGTAGAAATACTCCCATAAATTTTAAACTATGAGCATAAAAGACGAACAAATTAAATACCTACAATACAGTGTAGAAGCCTTGCAGAAAGAATTGCGATTAAAGGAAGATCGTAATTACCTCGAGTTAAAAGAAAATTTAGAATATTATTATGAAATTGATCTTGATAATTGTCTTATGACAAATATTGATTGGATAGAACAAATAGCTTTATTAATGACTAAGAAAGATTATGACAAAGAAATATTGAGCGAATTAAACCTTTATATAAAAACAAGAGAGCAATTATGAGAGTAATAGAAACCAAAGTATACGAGATTAGCGAACACCCAACGAAAGATTTATGTTTTCAATGGATAAGAGAAAATTTACACGATTTAAACGATATTTCACTTTATGAATTAACTGATAGTATTAAAAAGTTAACCCAGGAAATAGGCGGAAGAAACGATTATTCAATTAGTCAAAACCCTTGTAGGGGAGAATTTATAAAGTTTTATGACTATGACCAGGAATTATTGGATAACCTGGAGGCTGATGAATGCCCATTGACTGGCACGTATTGGGATATAGAATTAATTAAGGGATTGCAAGAAAATGATCTTAAACAAGTATTGTACTATTTACACGAGGATACAGAATATATATATTCTGATAATGGTTTAATAGAATTATGCGAATCAAACCAATATGAATTTAACGAACAAGGAAAATTAATATAAATTAAAATCAAATAAAATTATGAAAATAGTAAAGATCAAAAAGCACGATGACTATGTGAGATTTAGTTTCACAATAGACACAGAGAACGGAAAAGGTTTAGAATTTAAAACGCAAGTTTGTGGAGGAATTACAAAAAACAGAATAGGTAAAATTTCATTTATGAATATTGAAGACATGGATTTTGAAACCGAGTTTAAAGTTTTTGGAGAATACACAGACTATCGTAAGTTTCAAGAATTTTATAAAAACTTGTATGGAATTAACAAACACACCGAATTGATTCAAAAGATTGAAGATACTTGCCAGGAGATAATTTTAGAGAAATATCCTAAAAGTTTAAAGAATTTAAGTATTGAGGATAAAAAAGAAATGTTGATTGAATTAATTGGCTATGATAAAAAATTGAATACCTGGGAGGAAAAAATATTGACAAGCCAGGATAAAAAAAATCATCATTTAACATACATTAAAATGGGAGAGGAGATAAAAGTATATTTTACTTCAAGTTATTGGGTAAAAGAAATATTCAGAACCATACCAGGTTTTGAAACGCTTATACGAACATTTACGTTTAACGATAAAAAAATTCAAGGAGTAGAGATACACGATGTTTTAAATTTAATTGAAAGAACTAAAGAATATTAATATGGACTGGATTAAAATAGAAGAAAAGTTGCCAAAACAAGATGAAGAAGTATTGGTTTGGGCAAATAAAGTAGAAAGTGAAATTTTTTACGAAGTTAGCGAGCCATCGTGTGTAAAAGTGAGGTTTAATAAATTAGAATATAGTAGTGTTGTTGACTGTGATTATTACGAAGTGTTTGCGAGCGGTATTACACATTGGCAACCATTACCAAAATCACCTAAATAGCTTTATTTTTTATATACATGAAAGATCACATTAAAGAACAAATATGAAAACAAAAGGGACATACTCAATAGTTGAAGATAACTATGAATTAGATATAAATTACGAATTTTATTGGAATGACGGAGATAATGAGTACCCTCCTGAAGCTGATTTAGAAATAGAAAATGTAGAATTAAACGGAGTAGATATAACAGACTTTTTTTGGGATTGGGTAAACGATGATCTAAATACCAGGGTATGGGAACACGCTCAAGAAAATAAACACAATTAATAATAACGCAAAAGAATATGAAAGTAAAGGAATTAATTATAGAATTGCAAAAAATAGAAAACCAAGATAAGTACATACACTTATTAGGAAATAGATGCAACGCAGAAGACGAAGATCTTGACATTATTTTTGATAATGTAGAAATTTGGGACGATGGAGATGAAAGTATTACTTTGTTCCTGGGTGTTGAAGCTAAAGATAAAATTGAGGAGCAAGAATACACAAATATAATTGGAGGAGTAGATTTTACAGATTCTTTAAAACAATTAAGTTTAATAACATTAAAACACGAAAACAATGGCATACGCGGAAACACAAAAAGATAGAGATTTTAATAAAATTACATCTTTAATGGAAGACTACATGGATTCTCAAAAAATAATTAAATCGATGCGCAAAGACTTAAAAGAAGTCAGAAGCGCGGTCAAGGGTATTCTTGAATGGAGTCAAAGGATAGGTAGTGATGAAATTTACGAATTGAATGAAATAGTAAGATTTATTAATCAAAGCGCAATAAAAAACAAATAGCTATGGGATATAGAAGCCAGGTAATAGTAGGAATACCAAAAGAAGAAAAGGAAAACTTATTTAAAATAAAAAATGGAGATAAACGAAATGTTTTTGAAGACTTATTTTCTTTACAATTAGAAAACTCTCAAGGAATGTTGATCTATGAAAGTAATTTTGACTTAAAATGGTTCGATGGGTATATTGATGTTAAATTAATTACTGATTTTTTAAATGATTTAGAGGAACAAGAAAAGCAAGTTTTTGCCGTAGCAATAGGGGAAGACCAGGTAATACATTCGGAAATAGGAGAGTATTATGAATATGTAGAAATATTTTTGTCAGTAAGTTATTACGAGTAACTTTAGGTTTTATGGCTATTTTATACTATATTTGTGAACTTAGTCTAATTTAAATATAATCAAATCATGCACAAAACTTTAAGAGAATTATTTCTTTCATTCGATCCTAATTACAACAAAGACGATGAAGAAAACCAGGAAGCAATCAACGAATTAGAAGTTATCGAAGATGACGAGTATCCTTTAGGTATTTAGTTATGAGTAAATATGAAAAAAACTTAAAACTTATAGCCTGGTCATTCGTGGGTGTAATTTCTATACTTTTTGGACTTCAGATTTACAGATTTATAACCTGGATACTAACATTTTAATATAATCAAATGGCAATAAATAGACAACATTGGACTGAAACAAGTACAGACGATATAACAATTGTTTCCGTTGATACCCCATCTTATTATGATGGGGAAAATAATTATACTGCTATCGAAGTAGTAAATAATTTTAATTTAACATACAACTTAGGAACTGCTTGTACTTATATATTAAGAGCATATAAGAAACACGATCTACCTAACGAGGATATTCAAAAAGCGATAGATCATTTGCAATTTGAATTAAACAAACTAAAAAAGTAAGATGAAGAAAGAAATATTTGATGATTACGCTACTGCGGTAGCCAAAAGGTTTCATTTAACTTTAGATGAAATGTTTACTTCCTCCAGGAGACAAGACCTGGTTGATGCAAGGCAGATGTTGTACTACTTATGTATGGAAAGACCAATTAGAATATCTTATATTCAAAGGTTTTTAGAGACTTATAACTTTAAAGTTACTCACTCCACCATTATTCATGGATACAATAAAGCTAAAGAATCTATGAAAAATGATACAGATGTTACAAATTTAATAAACGATATATTAAGGTCAACCAATGTATAGCTTAATAGAAATATTAAACCAGGCTATTAACCAAAACAATTCAGTGGTAAACATTCAACCAATTGGCTATAATGTTATAAATATGGGTGTTAAAATTCAACAATTTAATGAACGAATTGAAATACTAAATACCACAAAAGGAGGATCTTATTACAAAGAATGTAATGATGATGAATACTCTTACTTTATAGAAAATGGTTGGAAAATAGGTTGTGTAAAATTAAGCATACAAAATTGTTTATATAAATTAAAACTCATAGAGAATAAAATTAAAACTGAAGTGAATACTCGAAAAAACGATAAGCATATTAAGAACTTAAAAAATAAAAGAGAATTAGCTTTATGTAAACACGCAGAACTAAAACTTAAATTAAAATCAATCTTAAATTAAATAAAATGAGCAAAACAGAAAACAATTACTTTAAAGATTTGGTTGCAACAGATGTAACTAAACACGTTAAAAAGAAAGGTAACTTTAATTATTTATCCTGGGCAATAGCTTGGAATTATTTAAAACAAGAAGACGAGAACGCGCAACGAATTGTTTATGAAGCTCCAGAGACTGGGTTGAATTGGTTTTCAGATGGAATGACTGGGTATGTAAAAGTAGGTATCGTAGTAAAAGATATAGAGCATATTGATTATCTTCCAATTAAAGATTTTAGACATAAATCTTTAACAGTAGATAAAATAACATCTATGGACGTAAATACTGCAATACAAAGATCTACGGCAAAAGCTATTGCAATGCATGGTTTAGGATTAAACCTATACGCCAATGAAGATACTTTAATCATTCCAGAGTTTGAGGAAACAAAAAAGACAGTAACAACTACAAAGGAAAAAACACAAACATTAATAACTCTTGATATTGGAGATATGAATTGGTCAAAAGTTTTGACTTATGTTGCTAAAAATAAA